ATATGCTTTGCTTTATTTTCATCGCCTTCAAATAAATCTATTGCTTTTTGTATGAATGCTTCAAAATAATTTACAGGCTTTGTTTTATGTGTTTGTTGCTTCGGTATCAATTGTTTAATTACAGCAAAATTAATTCCTTCTTGTAAAGCCAATTCTATTGTTCTATTATCGTACCATCTTGATTTATTAAATAATGTTGTGTCATCGGTTTCTACAAAATATAATCCCAGTTTTATTTCGCCTTTAAATTCTTCTATTGTGTCTTCCATTCCATAACATAGGAATTCATCAAGTGGATATTTTATACAGGAAGCATAACACTTTTTACAGTCCCATACTTTTGTTGTGCCGTTTTCTAATTCTATATCAATAAGTCTTTTTGCTGGTGATGGTGTAATAGTTGTTTTTACATATTTGTTAATTTTTGTATTTGATACACCTTCAAAATATTTTCCTAATGGTGCTTCAATTTTTACTTCTTCAATTACCTCTTCGTATGTTATAACATCAGGCTGTGGTATTAATTCTAAATATTCTGTCAGGTCTTTTGTCGCCCCATAATGGATTAAACTTTTGACACCTTGTTTATTTAATTCTTCATATACTTGCGGACTGAATGTTGAACTACAAATTTGTAATCCGTCTGTTGTTTCCATTGATTCATTCCATGTATCGGTTGCTATTGTGCCGAATGACTGTCCTTGATAATCCATATTATTTATTTTACATAAATCTCTAATGTCAGGATTAAACGGTTCAGTAATATATACATCTTTTCCAATTTTGAATTTTGTTATATGTAAGCCTTCTAAATAAATATTATTTGCTTTCGGCTGTGTGCCTACTTCATAAATTTTATTTATAGCCCATTCGTTAGGGTCTTCGCCGTCATCATTATGATAAACATTCTCAATAACTGATTTTGCGTATAAAGGGTCTGCTACAACTTCACTATTCCAATTTGTATTATTTTTTGTATTTTGTTTTGCTATGAAACTTTTGCGTTTTGATGATAATTCAATAGGGTAAAAGTGATTGTTTGCTATTATAAATATGATAGGCGGAAAGCAATTTTTTTCTTCTGCTGTATAATGTTCTATTAATTCTTCTTCTTTATCATAAACATACATACTTAATTTGTAGTGCCTACAAAAGTTTTTCAAATTATTAATATTAACACCATCGCTTAATAAATCTACTTCTTCGGTTGAATCTGTTAATACTTCAGCAATATTTTCATAGCATTCTTCACGGCTTATTTTTTTAGTTTTTGTTCCTGTAAATTCTTTTACAAATCCCTTTAATGGTGCATAAATATGATATAAATAATCAAATACACAAGTTCCTTGTTGTCTGTCCCAATCCATATTTCCAGTGTAATTTACATCAAGCATTAATGCCCTTGCTTCTCGCATTCTTGCTATTTTTATATTTGTATGAATGATTCTTCCGCCTGATGTAATAGGTATTTTTGTTCTTGATGTTTCTTCCATCTCAAAATCCCCTATCCATTCGTAAGGACTTACTACTTCTGTTTTAGCAATCCAGTTAGCAGTATATTCTTCAGCCATTCTATTTAAATTACCCAGTTTTCCTGTCAATTGAAACCGATGTTTTTCTTTCATTACCTTATGTGTTCGTTTGAATCTCACATTAAAATTGATGGTATAGTCAGCAACAAATCGGTTATTTTTTTCGTGCCATAATGATGCTACTCTACTGACAAGTTCGTTTTCATATCCTTTAGCCCCCCATCGTAATTCTTTTTTACCGCTTTTGTATCTTTTGTCTGCTTTATAAATATGAATGCCTAACTGGTCTCGTATAGTATTATAATTAAGTGTTCTAATATTTACCCCTAAATCTGTCAATTGTTTTTTCAAAATCGCCGACATCGTTTGTATATATTATATACCGATATTTATTTAAATCAATTTTTTGATATAATATATATTATATATTTCAATTCAATTTTTTATAAAAAATCGTTTCAATTTTTTACAAAAATATTTTTACAAAAAACGCCTAAATATCCATGATCGGTATTTTTCGTGGTCGCCCAACTGTTCTTAATGGAGGATTTTCAAGACGCTTTTTCTCTCTATACTTCCTGTTGTTCTCCTTACACCGAGCCAAAAACTTTTCATTCCATTCAGGGTCTTGCTTTTTAGAGTGGTAGTTGCTTCTATGGTAATCATTATACTTATCAAGATTCTTTGCTCGGTGTACCATAATAGCCAACTTAACACTTGGTGTATAGTATATTTTTTGTTCTTCAATCTTTTTAATGTCTGTCATATTATTCCTTATATATATAATATTATAATATTTAAATTGTTTATATAAATTAGTTAGTTAAATATTCTTTTAATATCCTGTCATTATTCTTTGTATTATCACTAAACATACTCAAAAAGTCAGTAAAATTTGAATCAACTGATTTCTTTTTATCAAAATCAAAAGTCATAAAATAACTACAAGCCTCACAAAAGTGTCCGCAACATTCGCTATAATAATCTTGAATTTCTCTATTATTAACAGCAACAGGTTTAAACGGAAGTAAAAATTGCCGAACTTGTTCTGGCATATACATACCGAAAGGGTCAAAATAAATTGCATCGCCGTTTTCAAAGATTTTAAAAAAAGTCCAGTGAGTTCCATCGCCTTTATCGTGGTCTTGTAAATTAATATAATAATCGCCTATATACTTTTTGACAGGCAACTGGTCTTTACAAAATACACCTACTAAAGGTAATTTCATAGTTTTTTCAAAATCTTCAATTTCTGTATCACTTAACATACTATAATATATTATAATATTTTAAAATTTAATCAGGCACTTACCTAACAAGTTATATTTAGATTTGTAAATTAAATCATCTGGAATAAGGCATCGTTTATTACTTACTAAAATAAGTTTTTCAATAGGTATATATATATGTAGTTTATTTGAATTGAAAGGCGTATAATCAGTCCCTTTATTTTCGTATGTTGTAATCGCATAATCACCTCCTATTAAATCAAAGTTTTCTTGTGTAATTTCCCATTCGTATAATCCATCTAAAAATCCAAACATAAAAAAGCATCTTTTCCCTTGTTTATGCTCTTTCATTAATTCTTCTAATTTATTATAACCTACCATAGTTGTGCTATAAACGCTACTTTCACAATTGCGTGATTTCAGTTCTACTGAATGTGTTTTAGATTTCCAATCATAAGTTTTAAAGTGAGTTCCATTACTACTATTACCTGTCCTTGTTAAATCCGTACCATATCGTTCAAAAATATCACTTTCATAATGCTGTTCGTTTAAATCTCCCATCTTGACATAAATTAAGTTTTCCTCTTTTATCTTATTACAATAAACAGGTTTATATTTTATAGACATATATTATATATTAAGATATATATTTTCTTTATATTAAAATATCCCTAAAGTATATATTGGGCGGAATTGATATTATCCTATAACTTTCGGTAAAGGATTATATCCTGATAATTGAGAATGTCCCATGAACGGATGCATCGCTGGACTATTCATATGCTGATATGGACTTCCAAGTTGTATAGGGCGATCTAAATCTGTATTTATATCACCACCTCGTCTATAACCAGCAGGATAAATACTTCCTCCACCCATACCCATACCAGCAGGATAAATTCCACCACCAGCGGCGGCTGTCATACCAGCAGGATACATTCCACCACCTATATGATTTTTCAAGGCTTGACCTCCAATATCAATAGCAATAGGGGCTAAAGTTTTCGCTAAATCACCCCAAAAACCCTTTCCTTTATGATGCATTCCTGCTCCTTCATATTCACTCATTGCTTGTTTATAAGGTAATGATACATAAGCGGAACTTCCACGACCTACTCGTTTTTTATGACTGCGTAATCCTTGACCTGCGAGATGATTTTTAAGAGCGGACGATCCGATGTCAATAGCAACAGGGGCTAATGCTTTTGCTAAATCACCCCAAAATCCTTCTCCTTGAAGATTTACATCTTTCTTTCTATTTAAAACAGGACGAGGATTAATAAAATCCATCTCCGCATTCGTAAGCGGTTCATCAGGTTCTTGTGCTACTGGAGATAAATCAGCACCGCTATTTCGGTCAATTAATTGTTCTCCGTGTTTCAAGTTAATTCTTGTTCCTTTACTTTTCATCAATCCTGAAATAAATCGTTTTGCTGTCTGCGGTAATAATTTCAACAAGTGTTTTCCTGCTTCAACAATATGTTTAGAGTTAAAAGTAATTGCCCCACCTTTATGAAGAGTTCTAACTTGTGCGGAAGAAATATGAACTGGTAATCCTTGTCCTAACAATTTTTTCATTAATTCACCAGCAAGATTTTCTAAAGCAGGAGCGTGTTCCATAACACTATCGCCTAAAGCCTTTTGAGCGATGGGGGCTTGTCTTGCTATAACTCCCTGTAATGATTTTACAGGATTTTTTGCTACTTTTGCTATTTTAACTATATCATCAATCATAGCCCCACCACGCTTTTTCAATCTAACTTTTCCGCCTATATGCTTTTTCAAGGCACTACTTCCTATATCAATAGCAATAGGGGCAACTACTTTTCCAATTTCGCCTAAAATATCTTTCCAACCTTCACCAGTTTTTCGTTGTCTCGGCATTATATAATATGATTAGACAATAATATTATAAAATTATACTTTTTATACTTTTAAATTGAGTTTTAATAGGGTAATCTCGCTTTTAGAACACTTACGAATTTTTACGCAATTCTTGCTCCTGTTCGTATATCCACCGTAATAGTTCGTTCAAATTCCACAAACACAAAGAAATCAACAGGAACTGACGAGTTATTCGTTCCGACAACCTGTATGGCTTTAGCAACACCATCTTCACTTGGAATAGAACGAGAAACATTGCCGTAGTAGTATCTATACAAACTTTCAAATTCACTCATACCTATCAAACCTGAAGCCAACGAAGTCGTTAGTGAACCATTAAGTTGATTTGAACTACATAACTGCTGTGAAAACTGTTCGTAATCGTATAGTTCGTTATTGATAAATAAATTTTTTCCTGAAACTTGAATATTGAAATTTGTCAAAGAAATAGGGTCAGGAGTTCCGCCTGTAGTAGAGAAGGGAGAAAGGATTGTAGAAGTTGTAGTTGCCGCAGCAGCAAAAGGTTGCCCTGCGTTTAATGCACCATTCGCACTTTTGTTTATCATAGGAACAACAAGAATTCCACGCACATTCGGTATTCCGTTTGTCACCAAGTAAGAAAAAGTGCCTGTAGAAATATTTTGATAAGAATAGTAGAAAATATCATTATAAACAATTTTCTTGGTTGGAGCAAGAGACAAATAACGCTGTTCCGCAATTGGATTCATAGTATATGCTGGAGCATATAGACGACAACTTGTAATAGGAGCGGTATATGATTGAGTAAATTGAGTAAATTGTGTTTTAACAATAGATAGACCAACAGCAACTTGATAAGTAGTTTCAGCACCAACTGCCTGAAGTTGAGCCATATTATATCCACCTTGTCCCAAATCCTGCGAAGCAATCATAACAGGACAAGTTCCACCACCTCCAAGAATAATAGGGGTAGAAGTTAAAACCATACCTCCAGCCGTAACCTGAACACCATAAGAAGCACCAGTTGCGTTTGCCGCAGGGGCAAGAAAATTTGCCTGTGGAGAATAGCATTGATAAGTTAAATATGCCTGATTGGTATTAATATAAAATCTCATTGTGCTTCCTTTTAACATAGGCACTTTCTGAAAAAAATCAGCAATATCTTTAAGACGAATAACCGCATCAAATATAATAGCACGAGTTGTAACCGCCGACTGGACATATGATTGGAAAATAGCACTATATCCTGAAATATTCGTTGTTAAACCATTACCACTCATCAAAGCGGTCTGGTTCAAACTTGTTGCTTGTAAAGACCCACCAGTATTAAGAGTAGGATTATAAGCCAACCAAGCCTGACGCTGATAAAATCCTTTGTTATACGACATCTGTATAGATTGAGCCCCCAGAGTTGCTTGTGTATTAAGATTATAAGAAGCCACATTAGCGTTTACCCCAGTAACCAACGCCTGACTCGCACCAGCCGCTACATTACTCCAAGCACCTGTATAGGATGTTATAGCAACATAAGGAGCATTACGATTATTACATATACCAGTTCCTGATGGGGACATTGTGCTTAAATTAGCATTGATAGGGTCAGCAAAGTTATTATACATCCATGATGTTGCCGTGTCAGGATAAAATCCTGTAATAGCACCCCAATCTTCTAAATCTCCTTCACTCCAACTTGTAAGAGCCTTAAAACTGTTAAAAACATTAAGAAAAGGAGTTTGCTGAACCACCGATCCGTTATTAAATTCAACCGTTAAAGAGTGAATTATCTGCCAAAATCCTGATTTAAGTCCCATCATAAAATCAAGAGGGGCAGTTGCCGTCATAGGGGCGTTAGTTGTTTGAGCCTGTAAAACCATAGGAAAAGCCAAGAATGCTTCACTCCAGTTAATATACGATCCACAATTACTTAAAGAAGTTGTGTCTATAACAACCTGACCTGAATACGAAGAGTTGTTATTATCATTAACATATAGCCACTGTTTATCCACAAATTCACTTGACGAAATTTCGGTATTAATGCTTTCTTCAAAGACGAGATTATCCATTATATATAGTTAGTAGATAATATTTTTACGGATTTTATAATTAATTAAAACAAAATTCCTAAATAATTATATACAGGAATATTGCTAAAGAAGGGAGACTCTATACATCAAAGGATATATACTTTTTAGGTATTCTTGGCTTTGACACTTTCAAATTCCTTAAAGTATCTGTAGCCCTATGAACTTTTCCATCTTCAAATATTTCGTCTTTCAATCCTTCGCCTAAAGAACGCTTATGATGTCTTGCTATTTTATTGTTTCCGTTAGTTCCCCTAAATCCCATACTACTTCGTCCACCAGCCCCTGAAGTTGTTGAATTTAACTTATGAATATACATATATAATATATAAAGATATAAAAATAAGCGGAATTGTATTAGGGGCTATTTTCCTATTGAATCGCCTATATCACTTATAATTAATAAAATAACCATATTAGGGTCTTGAATTGCTACAGGAAAAAGATTCTGGTCTAAAAGTTGAATAGTAAAAGAACCATATTGTCCTGCTTGAATATCAATAAAAGACAATTGCCCTGTCGGTTGAATAGTAAATTGTTCGCCAAAATTACCTATAGGAGCAAAGCAATATAACAAACTATTCGGCACAGCATAATTATTTTGTAAAAGAGAACAAGTCATAACAAAAGAAGATAATGGTGAAATCTGCGGAACTAAATTGCTTAAATATGATTGTACCGTATTATAAGGTAAGGCTTGGGTGCATATACCAGCAACATTAGTAATAATATTTTCTGCTAAAGAAGGAAGACCTAAAGGATAATATCCTGCTTCAAATCCTAAAGCAGCCGATACTGCTGGTAATTGAATCCAAAACATAGGTGTAATATTTCCTATAGGCACAATCCAAGTAGGAGAAGAAGAAAAAGGAACTGGATATTTATATGTTCCAGCAGTTGTTCCTATAGGGTAAGAAGTAGCATTCATATTAAAACAATTAAATTGAAAAGCATATGATGTTACATTCGTGCCTAAAGTTAAAAAGAAAAAGTATTGTCCTGATGTAGCATTACTGATAAGATAATGACCGTTATTAATCATAACTTGTTGAAGGAATTCATTAAGATTGGTTATGGTGTAAAAACCATCAGGAAATAAAACTGTATTTATCGTACCATCAACCCATATATACTTTATTTCATTATTTCCATAAGCAGCCGTGATATTAAAAGTGCTATAATACATTGTAAAACTTGACAAAGCCAATTTATTTCCTTTACTAAAGGATACATTACCTGCTGGAAATTTATACAAAAACTGGGAGTTATTTGTATTCGGTATTATGTTATTCGTTGTCAATATAATAGTTCTCATACTTATATTATATTAACATATTATTTTTCTTTGAATTGTGCTAAATAGATAAATCCATAAGTAAATCAACTCCTTCACTTTTATGTATTTTACCTTCAGTCATAAATTTGACTATAAAGCGTCTCAATTCTTTCATTAAAGCAACTGAATTATTACCAGCCATATATTCGCCTTTAAGGACTTGAAATCTATCATATTCAGCCCTTTCATCATCACTTACTGATTTTTTTAATCCAAGTTTATGAAATACACCTGCCCCTGTCATTATTTTTTCAAATAACTTTCTATCCTGTAAAGGAAGAGTATCATAATGATGCGGATTTACTCGCTGATTATCTAACAATTCCATCAAAAAATCTTTTGTTGAAGAATTAATATGGGTTGGTTTAAATTGAGGAATTCGTCCTAAACTTGGATATTTTACATTCAATATATCACTATTTTGTAATTGATTTTGATGTATAACATATTTGCCTAACTGACGATAAGTAGGAGTTTCTTCAACCGATATTCCTTTCCCTATTTTTTTCATTCTTATTCCTACACCACCTTTTCCACCTGCTGATGGAGGAGATGATGGAGCAGAAGCCGCTGCTTTTCCACCACCACTTGCTGGAATAAGTGGTCCTCCGTATGGCGACCCATGATCGCCGATATAATCTTTAACACCACTCCAAGTAATACTACCTATTACCGTATTTATTGCTCTTGATACATCAGCATTATCTTTTAAAAATTGAGACCACAATGGAGCAGTTGTAATAGGTAATTCAACATTACCACTGTCAATCAAAATAATAACAGTAGTTCCTGCTGTTGCTGGGGTCTTTCCTCTACCTACTAACGGATATCGTGCGTTTGCTATACCTACAACACCAGTTATTGTATTTCCACTTGCTGATGGAACAATAGAAGCCGAAGCGGAAGCAGGACTTCCACCTGCCCCACCAGTTATACCTGAAATTAAATCATCTATTTTTTGAATAGTATTTCGGTTTAATCCTCCCATCAATCCTTCAATAATATCCAGTTTTTGCTGTGTTGTAGTATGTGCGGCATTAATATCACGAATAGCATCTAGAAATTGTGCGTTAGTAGGAAGATTAACAGTTAAATTTTGTAATTGTGCTAAAATTGCTCCTCGTTGTGCATCGTTTTGAATTTGTAAAGCATCAAAAAACGCTCTATCAGGTAAAGCACCCATTAAAGCAGCCATATCCGCTCGTATTTCAAACCCTAAAGGTAAGGCGTGTACCTCAGTAATTAGTTGCCGAAGTTCAACTCTTGATGGGAATATGCCTCTTAAATCAGCAATATTATTAATAATTCTATCAAATTTATCATTAAAGCCTCCAACCGCTAATCCTTTATTTTCATTAAACGACTCAATATACTTTCTCAAGTAATCAACAAAAGCAGTAGGGGTAGTTCTCGTAATATTAAATTTTTTCAAAAAATCGGCTTTAATATCAGGGAACATATTATTAAAAATAACACGCTGTGGGTGGTCTAACAAAGTTGTAATTGCTGATGCTTGACTATAATGAAATCCCATCGCTAATAAATTTGTAATAGCATCACTTTCGTTTTTACCTACATCAGCCTGTAATTCATCAGGTGTAGCGGTTTGTTGTTCGGTTTGTGTTAAAACTTCTCCTTGTTTTAACGATCGTCTCGCATTCGCTATATTAGCATCGTTTGAGGCAGCAATCTTTAAAAGTTGGTCTTGAACCATATATGCTTTTTGTAAATCGGCTGGTTTTCGTAAATTACGAATCATTAAACTTCCAGTTCCTGACATTATATACTATACAAATAGAAAATAATATTAAAAAGTATTCATTATTTTTTAAAACATATCACTGACTTCAAACACTTCATCAAAGTTTTTCCTAAAACGCTCCGTTTTTTCCCCTTCTAAATCAATTAAAAGAAAATCTTGTTTCTTTTCGGTGCATAAATCATAAATCTCTTTTAAGACTTTCTTATCAATTCCTAAACTATATTCTCGTGCGATCATGGTTAAATTCTTCATACTTGATACTTGTTTTAAAATAAGGTAATTAATATTATCACGAATTAATTTAGGCACGGCATAAAAAGACTGTGAAATATATATTAAACTACAATTCTTCTTTCTTGCTCTTATATAATAATCACATATTTGCTTTTGTTGTTTGACAGGTTCATTAACTAAATCATCTAAAATAATAAGTGATTGTGTTTCCTTATCCAGTTTATCTAAATCAGGAAGATTTGCTAAACCTTCAGTTATTTTTAATCCTTTCTTTTCTAATTTTTCTTCTAAATAATTATACAAAGGTTCATCTTTATTTTTTGTAGTAATAAAAATATTTTCAAAAGTATTAGGCATATTGTATAAAATATTCAATAGTGTTTGTGTTTTACCACTTCCAGAATTTCCAGCAATAATCATACGAAAAGGCAATTTTATGTGATGTATATCATAATGAGGATTATGTTGCTTTAGCAATAATCTTTCAGGTATTTTTTTATACCAATCAATTAATTCCGCTTCCTTACAATTCTTTCCAGTCTTTTCTTTCTTCGGCATATTTAGTTATATATATACAAAGATAAGTTTTTATTTTATAAGACTATATTATAGAATGTCGGCAACAAATCCACCTTATCCTTATAATCCTAATATATATAATCCTTCAAGTTATAGTGGTTCAACTGCTAATACGGCGGTCACCGAGCAATATATTTTAGAAAATTGTTTAACATACCCTTTCGCTCAAGGACTGGAAAATACAGTAGGTATTATTAATCTTGGAGATTTTACTTCTACAGGAGCATCATCATTAACTTGTAGTGCTTCACAAGAAATAGTTTTTGGTGTACCGAATGTGCCTATTATTACCATAGCATCTTCAGGGGCTACTATTTCTAATGCCGTTTTAACTGGAACTGCTACAGCCCCTACTATTTCAGGTATTCCTACAAATACACTTGAAATTATTAATTATGAATATTTAACTACAGGATTAGGAGGTTATATAACACAATCAGAGGCAGCGGCAACTTATGAAACTATATTAGCAGCATCATCTACATATGAAACTATAACAGCAGCATCAAATACTTATCAAACTATTTCAAATATGTCTTATTATGCACCAGTAGCAAATCCTAATTTAACTGGAACACCTACAGCACCTACTGCTACGGCTGGAACAAATACTACTCAATTGGCTACAACTGCTTTTGTGGTTTCTTCAACTTCTGGATTAGCCCCATTAGCAAGTCCTAATTTAACTGGTGTTCCAACTGCTCCTACTGCTACGGCTGGAACAAATACCACGCAATTGGCTACAACTGCTTTTTGTTTGGCTAATGGAGGAAGTGGAACAGGGTATGCTCCTATTGTGAATCCAGTTTTTACTCAAAGTATTACTGTTGATAGCGATATTAAAGCATATGGAGGTTTAAATAATTATAATGGAACAGGAACATATTTATGGAATTCTAATAACACACAATATACTTCCATAACTCAAGCAGTAGGTGGATTAAATTTTGTTGGAGCGGCGAACGGCACAACAACTATGGGTGATGGAGTTCATCTTATGAACTTGAATGTTCCTTTTGGATCAATAACTTGTTCTACTCCACCAGCAGGAACAAATTCTACTATAGTTGCTACTACGGCTTTTGTTAATAATGCTTCAGGATATTCAGGGCAAATACCAATACAATGGGCTGGAAGTCAGCAAAACTCTAATTCAAGTTATGATTTAATATATTACGGTCAGGCTACTACAGGAAGTTTAAATACTCTTTATGGAATACCTATTACTGCTAATTCATCAAATTGTATAATTACCGCAACAGTATCAAATTCCGTATGTGGTGCTACTCTAATGTCTGGAGTCCAGTATATTCAGTTTGTTTATGGTTCAACTATGGGTTCGCAAGTTAATAATCCTAATAATAATTATCCTCAAATAACCTTTAATTATGATGTAGCGGTTCATCAACAAATTACAAGTGGAATCTCATTGCCTGCTGGATATATCAATTATACAATAAGATATATAGGATAGATTAAAAATATTAATTAATATATTATCTTATTATATAATATAATATGTCTTTACCTCCAGCCCCCAATCCAAGTTCAAATACACTTTTTGGATATACAAATCAACAGTTCATAGTTGCTACTGATTCTTCAGGTAATACCCCTATTTTCGGTTCTTTAGGAGTGAATGTTGGTGCTGATTATACCCCTCAATTTCCTACTGTAGGCACAAATCAATCAGGCTCTCAACAGCATCATAATATTGGTGGAAGACATCGTACCGACTTTGTAAATTTAGCAGGTGAGGCTATATTACCATCAGCAGGTGGATTTAATTTTTGGAATACAAATTCTTTGACAATACCGAATAGTTTATTGTCTCTTGATGGTGTTGGTAATATGGAACTTGGCGGTAATATCATCTTTGCTTTAGACCCCAGTAATGTTGTTGTCTATGGAAGTGATATTAGAATTAATGGTTCTTTTGGAACAGCAGGACAAGTGCTTACAACTGATGGCTCGGCTAATATGAGTTGGAGTGATGTATCAGGCGGAGGTTCTATTCCTACATTACAACAGGTTTTAGATGTGAGTAATGTATCTATAAATACTCCTATTCTTTTAAAAGATGTGTATGGTGATACTTTGACTATTGGAACTTATGCTATAGATTTTGGAACAATGGGACAATATTCTTGTAAATTAGCAGTTGATACAGGACTTACAGTTAAATCGCATACTACTGAAAATATTTCAAGTTATGGTAGTGATACTATTAATATGAACTGGGAAAATAATAATACTGTTGTTTTATCATCAGTCGCATATAATCAAGGAGATGCTGGATTATTTTTAACAAAATCATCTACAGGATTGGGGTCATATTATACGGATTCAGGAGTTCAACTTGGAGTTTATCCAGATACTAATGTCTATAGCACTAAATTGACGAAAGATTATTTGAAAGTGGATAAAATCAAAGACGCATCATCAAATTACGGCACATTAGGGCAAATCTTAAGTAGTGATGCTTGTGGAAATATAGTATGGGCTACTGGGGCTGATGGTGCTACAGGAGCAACTGGACCGACTGGGGCTGATGGTGCTACAGGTGCGACTGGTGCTACTGGTGCTGATGGTGCTACAGGAGCAACTGGACCGACTGGGGCTGATGGTGCTACAGGTGCGACTGGTGCTACTGGTGCTGATGGTGCTACAGGTGCGACTGGTGCTACTGGTGCTGATGGTGCTACAGGTGCGACTGGTGCTACTGGTGCTGATGGTGCTACAGGTGCTACTGGTGCTACAGGTGCTACTGGTGCTACAGGTGCTACAGGTGCTACACTTCCTATACAAATTGCTACAAGTCAAATAGGTGGTCTCTTAATGGCTGATTCATCTTTGAATGTTTTTGATTTATCAGGTGCTATTTACACTACTCACAATGTTACTGGTTATACTTTAAATATAGGTGCTTCAACTTATTTAAGTAATGGTGGAATAATAACTCCTAATATTATTCCTACTGTAATAACTGATATGAACGCCAGTATTGGAAAAGACGGTCAATATCTTGTATCTACTGGTGCTGGATTGGAATGGTCTAATCAACTCGTATCAAATACTCCTATTGTTGTTCCAGCATCATATGCCGTATATAATACTTCACAACCTCCTACTGCTTTTAATCCTGTTGCTTTCGGTTCAACGCCTATTGATGGTTGGTTTTTTCAAAATTATAGAACAGATATTAATATTGACTGGCATTCGTATCTATTGAACGCTCTTACAAGTCCGTCTATTTCGTATAGTAGTAATTCTATAAAACAGATGTATGTTTGTTTTACTTCTTTACTAACAACATGTTCTATTTCGTTGAATGTGTATACACTAAACGACCTTCCTAATCCTCCTAATTTTTTCAAAAGTAGATTTGGGACTGTGTTAGGTGATCCGAGTTATAGTATTGTTGCTAATAAACCATATATCGCATACTATGATTTTAGTGGAAATACATATCCTCCTCCTCAAAAATTTCTTCATACGCCTTTTCCATTAGTTAAAACAGTCGGTGGTGGGGTTCAAGTAGGAAATTTCTATGGTGAAACATTATACTATATGGCGGTAGGTTCAAATACTATAGACCCAGCCAATACTTGTTCTATGATTATTAGTGAATCAGGTTTTATAATGGAAGATGGAACAACACAACCTTTTAGACAACCATACACATATCAATCAGCATCAGTCCAACCTTTTTATCCAGCAAGTCTCCAAGTTATAGTAGGAACGGCAACTTTGGCTTTAATACAAGCACAATATGGATATACTTTTATTACCGCAGTTGCTACTATTGCAATAACAACAACAGGATTATCCGCTTCTTTAACACAGAATGGTGTATTTACTTTTTATAACGCATCAATCAATCCATCAACAACACTTACATATAATGGAAGTAGCACATATGTATTATTAAAAGGTTCGGCAGTTAGTTTTGTTTGGAACGGTTCAAGTTTATTGTTAGAATAAATCAATAAAAATAGTATGATAATATATCATGTATACTATTTTACCATATAGTTTTCGTCAAGCAAAAAGATTGGGTGTTGTAATACAACCAAGCCATTATAAAAAATACAAAATAGATATTTTTACAAAAGAAGGAGAATATATAGCAAGTATTGGTGCATCTGGATTTTCTGATTATCCACATTACATCCAAGAAAGAGGACAAGAGTACGCTGACAATCGTCGTAGATTATATAAAATTCGGCATCAAAACGATAGAGTAAAAATAGGAAGCAGAGGTTGGTTAGCAGATAATTTATTATGGTAATATACAAAGAGTATGCTGATAATTATCGCAAACTATATATTTTTTTTATTCAAGTTATATATAATGGGAGAATTTAATAGTGATATTTTCAACGCTGTTTTTTGGTCTTTTTTCATTACTTCTTCAATTGGGTTAATAATAGGTTTAGTCAAAATCGCATCAAAGAGCAAGTGTAGCGAATGTAGTATTTGTGGTTGTTATATCAAACGCAATATAGAAGCAGAACTGGAAGAAGAAAAGATGGAATTAGAACATAGACCTCCACCGAGTCCGCATAATAATATATAGATAATATATGGACGAAGAATTGCTTAATAAACGGCAACTTTCCTTTTTCTTTTTTATTAATAGAGCAGAAAGACCACAAGTGATGGTATATAGAGAAAAGTGTTGTGAATGTTGGTTGTGTCAAATAGTAAGATATTGTTGGGGATAACTTTAGGGAATTATTATATGTTTATAATATATAATAATGAAGTGGGTAGATTTTGTAAAAGATTATGCTGATAAACACAATATAATGTATGGGGAAGCCCTTAAAACAAAAGAATGTAAAGAAGGATACAAAAAACAAAAGTTAGGTGGGGAAATTCCTGTAAATATTGATAGTGATTCAAGTAGTGATAGTGAGAGTGATAAGGAAAATATTACTTTTAAAATTGTACCGAAACGAGGAAGGAAACAAAAGTATGATAATGATGTTGATAGAAAATCGGCAAAAAAAGAACAGACAAAAATTAGTAATTCAAAACATTATGAAAAGAAAGGAACAGGTGCTAAAATAGAAAAAGAAATAATGGAAGAACTACATAAAATATTGCATCAATTATATGAACATCGTAGAATAAGTGGAGAAGGTATTTTGGATCATGGAAAACGATATGTTAAGAATGTTGTTGAAAAAGCACATAATGTTGTTGAAAAAGTTAAAAATCTTAAAAATATTGTTCTTCACGGAAGAAAAGAATTTACGCCAAGATTACAAACATTATTAGCAAGAGTTGGTGATAAACCGATAAAATCTATGACTATTTATAGAGCAATAGTGCCGAAGTATTTAACTACTCTTGTAAATTTTGCTTCAGGTGGTGAATTTAATAATCAGTTAAAAGATAAACCTTATGATGATGTTTTTCACTTATCGCTTTATATTGAAACAACTGATGGAAATTGCTATAATTTAGAAAAAAATACTTTTATTGAGATGGCTGAAAATCCTAAAAATTTTGATAAAGAAGTAGAGCATAAAACAGTGCCTAATCTTCCAGCCGATTTAACTATTAATAAATTATTGGAAAAAGCACATAATGTTATGGGTGATGATAAATTTTTTGGTTATTCGGCAAAAGATAATAATTGTCAAGATTTTGTTATGAAAATATTAAAGGCAAGTGGTTTAGGAACTTCAGGTGATTTTGATTTTGTTAAACAAGATACTCAATCATTCTTTGGTGATAAAGGATTCGCAAGAAAAGCAATTAATACGATTACTGATATAGCCGCAGCAACTGATGTTATTTCACACGGAAGCGGAATTGATTTTGCCGATTTAAAAAAAGGTGCTTTTACAAGACAACTTAAAACTTTTAATAAAGGACATAATAAAAAATTATCTATGGAAGAATTTGCTCGTTATGTCTTGGAAAATAATGAAAAATTTAATACTATTACACATAAAAGGGCAAGGTTTTATCTTGATGTTTTATTAAAATAATAAGTAAAATATTATCTTTTCTTATTATATATGCCGAAATTCGCAAAAGGTTCAGCAGAAGCAAAAGAATGGGGTCGTAAGATGAAATTAGCACGAGAAAAAAAAGGAGGAAAGTGTGGTGGTGATGCTATTGATGATAATATTTTAAAAGTAGGTAATGCTTTCGGTTCTCCTATTACTGCTGGTATAAAAGCGGAAACAGGGGTTGATGTTCCTAATCCTTTTGAATTTGGTTATAATTTAGGACAGAATGTTATTGCCCCTGCTATGTTTAAAGTATTACCCCCTGAAAAAGTTCATCAATTTTTTCAAGATACAGGTGCTAAATTCAGGGATGCTGGAAGTAAAATCAAAAATTTTTTTAGAACTGGAAGAGGAATGGAAACGGCTATTTATAATGATAGTATGCGTGGTGATGGAATTCATAACAGTATGCGAGGTGGATTAGTATTTGATAATCCTGTTTCTCAAGCATTATATGCTTCACAACAACGAAATAATCCTAATAATATTCAACACGGAGGTCTTTTTAGTCCTAATCCTATACCTTTTCAGGTTCAACAATATCTTAAAAGTAGGAGTCAAGAACAAGGACACGGTCTTGAAGGTGAGGGTTGGATGTCAAATCTATGGCATACAGGTTCAGCAAAAGAACCGTGGAGAACTTGGGCTGAAGAATTACGAGTTTTATTATCAGCAAATCCTGATTTAACATCAGCACAAATTCGTAAAGCAAAGTTGGATTATTATAAATCAACTAAAGAAGCAAAAAGAACAAGACCAGTTGCTGATGATGAAGATTGGGAAGAATTAGATCCTCATCGTAATAGTCAAGAAAGGTCTTATGATGAGATGGTTCAATCACAGCGTGAAAGACAAGCAGAAGAATCAAGAGCCGAAAGGAATAGACAATATCCATCAGCACCGAATGGAAAATCAGCAAAAGGTCTTCGTCGTAATTATAGAGTATCTCATAAGCACGGTGGTGCTTTTACTGATTGGGAAGGAACTGTTAAAGAAACACAAAAAGTGCATCCGTATAATATGGGAGGCAATACTAACAACGGTGTAATGCGTGTTCCTCACGCTCAAAGTTTGGTTCATATGGGTAAAGGAGTTGTTGATGAGATGAGTAATTTTGACAGCAATTATATGGCTCGTGTGTATAATAGTAGAAATCTTGGGGCTAATGGTAGGGTTAGTCTTTAATATAATTCAGTTTTAATATTATATTAAATTGATTTAGCATTACTTGTATCAGGCATATCTTTATTCTCTATTACTAATGGAGGTCTTTGAAAAAGTTCTTTTGTAAAACAATCACGCTTTCCTTCATCAAAAAAGTGAGAATATTTATCGTCCATCTTTGGAAGTTCTTGTTTTAAAATTGCTTCGCTTATAGGTATAACAGCAACTGCCCTATCTTTTACTTTTTTGAAAAAATCAAGCAAATCATCATCAATATACTCAAGGTATTTTTTGGTTTCTTCTTCACCATCAGATAAACTTTCAATAAAACCACATACAACAGTTGCTATATTAAAAATAATAGTAAAATATAAACAAGCACGAGTGCGATCCTTTTTTGCTGGGGCGGATTTAGTTTCGTCCATAACTTTATTCATCAAATCACTTATATCATAATGTAAAACAGATAAACCCTTATCAGTAAGTATTCCTTTATCATCAAATATTTTGGATATAAGATTGAGAAAGGGATACACAAAAAAATCATTCGTCATATCCTGCTCTACTAAATTACGATACTGCTTAATATTCAAAATAATATTTTCCATTATATATATTCCTAAAGATAATATTTTCCAGAATTAACGAAATTTATAATTCATTATAAATAATTCTTTTCGTTTATTTGTTCCTTTATGACGCCACCCTGACATTACATCAATACTCTTTATTCTAAAATCTTTAAATAAATCACGAATATAAGGGCTGTCATTAATTGTAATCAAAAA